CATTTCCGGGAGTGGCACCTGCCCCCCCAGTATCAACAGTTATTTGCGACCAATGTACATGAATATATAAATCAGAACCTGGAACATAATCATGTGGAACATGAAATTCATTCCAGACTTCATTCATTATGGCATTTGAGAATTGATATTGCTTTATATTACCACGATAAACAGACCATGTAGGATCATTTGCCCCTGCTGCTCTAATTGTAATTTTCCCAATTAAATCTTGCCATGGATAAGTCGGAGTAGTTTTATCTACTTTAATACCATTACCAGAAGTTTTATCTATAGTTAGTGTATCAAACTTTGGATTACCACCAGTTAAATTAGTATAATCAGAAGATTGTAAATGGTACATTTCACCACTAGTACCACCTTGTAGATCTTGCAGTTGATTATGACTGCGGTTTGCAATATCAGTTATATTTGAACCAGAGAAATTAATAATATACCATGGAACAGAACCAGAAGTTGATACATAATTTCTAAGTTGTCTATACCACTCTAACCATACAAACGATCCTGGTTTTTCATTTATTGGGGGAGGAGGCAAACCAGCCATTATGATACTCCTAAACTATATTCTACTTCAATACTTTCAATTCTTAATGGATAATTTAAAGAATGAGTTAAATTAAATGCCCTACGTCTAAAAGAACCAAGTCTTAAAAAAGCAGGAAAATCATCAGTTAATGTTATTGTTTTTATATTAGACCATGATTGATAATCATCGTCAGTCCATTTAAAATTAATACTATTCCCAGTAACATATCTATCAGCAACAACTTTAAAACTATGCATGAATTTTCTTTTATATGTATCAAAATCATATTTATTAGTTGTTATATCCACTAAGATCGCCACTCCATCATCTTGATATATGGATGGATCAAACTTATAAAGAACACCATTAGATGTATGTAATAAGTATGGAATCCCGGATTCATTGTCAGTTACATAATCACAAGCAAAAATAGTATGGGAACCAGAGTTATTAGAGGACCACTCATGCCATAGTTTTTCTTCTGTATCATATACTAAAGTTCTATTAGCATTCTTCAAATTTAATACATAAAAGAAATGCCCCTTACTTCTGATTGCAAATCCGCGAGCGGTTGATAAGTCAGTATCTGAATCTAAGATTCTTTCTATTGCATCATCTGATACCTTCTTTGGAGTAAATCCATCAACAATCCAAAACCCTCTTCCACCAGAACCAGATTGAGAAATGTATGAAAAATATTTTTCAGTTCCAACTACAGCATACGGAGCAGCACATCCCATTTGAATTGTAGAAGAATCATTTCTAGATAGAGGAGAACCAGTAGCATTTGCAGCATCATAGAAAAATTCTATAGAGTTAGATCCCAAGGCAGCAACTTGGTTGTTTTGTCGAGTTAATGCAACAATAGCATCCGGGAACATTTCAGCAGTAATATAATTAGAAGAATCCCATTCTGCTGGAGTATCAAGAACACAATTATAAATATCACTGTTCTTTGCTAATAATATATAACCATCAATAAATACTGGAGATGGTACATGGGGACTTGGGAATGCATTTAAATATGCAGTAGCAGCAGCCCCACTACCTCCACCAGATGGGAATGTTACAGATGGGGCAGAAGAATATCCTGTACCTCTATTAGTTATTACAACAGAAGTAACTACACCACCAGTAACTGTATATGTTGCTGCAGCACCTGAACCACCACCTCCAGAGAATCCACAAGAATAAGAACCATTTGTATAGCCACTTCCACCAGCAGTTATAGTTATAGTTCTTAATCCACTGGTACTAACTTGAGTTACAGTACCAGAAGTATTTATATACCAAGCATTAGTACCATCACAAACAAATAAATAATCACCAACTGTAATAGAATTGCCTAATACCATTCCTATTGGTCCAGTAGAACCTGTCAATGTTATTTTAGAAACAGGACTAACTGCATCTTCATATACAGTATTACCAACTGCAACATAAAATTTATCATTAAAAAATATACAACCTCTACCCGCACCAGAACCATAATCACGATAAGAAGATAAGCCTGCTCGTTTGTGCATTGATAGTTTAGTATTGTCGATTTGTTCTACTTTTCTTGCTTCTGGAAATATATTAACAAACCGTTGATCATAACCAGTTGTAGAATCTCTATTAGAAAATGCACCAACTAATGGCAGTCTAGCTACTGGTTGAAGTCCGGTTGTTTCTTGTTTCCGAGCCATTTTCATTCCTTATTCTATGTGTAATAGGTTCTTCTTGTGGTGATTTATTGGAGTTCAAATATCCCCACAATCCGCCAGATTTGTCTCCATATAGTGATCCTTTAATGGCTTGATTCTTAGCAAACAGAGAATTTAAACCAAGATCGGCAGCACCCCCAAAGACCTTAGATAAGTCACCAAGATCATAGTCATTACCAAATGCTGTAGCAGTAGAATTAGCATAGTTTCCTAAACCTCCAATTACTCCACCTAATAGTGAATCTTTAAAATCTTTACCACTTGCTAGATTACCTGCAAAGTTAGTGCCACCCTTAACAACAGCTTTAGCTACTTCTGGAGATAAATTTGCAAAATCTCCCAATTGACCAGCAATTGTATCAAATCCACCAGTCATGGCAAATAGATTAGCAAGGGCACCAAATGTATTACCACTATCCATGGAAGACATTGCACTCATAAATGCACCTATTGGTTGCATTCCTGGTATAAATGACATAACAGTTCCTACTGGACCAAACCAACTTGGAAGTGTTCCCGAAGCATCTACATATTTATATTGATCTTTATTGGTCCATCCTGGAACACTTGCAGCATTTTCTGGAGTTATAAATACATTATCATCTTGTAATCGTTTTACACCAGACCAATCTCCAGGATTTAATTCTCTCCAAACACTATTTACATAACGCTCTTTTCCCTTATTATCACCAAGACTTGCACCCATTGGTGTGGAAAAATCCCAATGTTTTTTGCCCTGATATCCCCAAGTTTCTCCAGGACTAAAATCAGAATAATAACCAAGTAATTTATCACCTTGAAAGATTGGAGTTGATCCAAATAGAGTATTTAATCCTGAAATATTTTCTATTTTTTTATTTGCGGGGTATCCACCTAAATGGTCTCGGCTTGGTGGGAGAAATCCATTCCCACCTTGTAAATTAGATACTCTAGGGGCCGTGCCATTTAAAACTTGACCAAGAGCTTCCCAATCTCCTAATGGACCACCGTAGTTAACATTTGTAATTTCAGATAGCACACTATTTCTAATTGCATATTCTGCTGCAGATCTAGATAAATATTCTCCTGGTTGTAGAATTCTATTTCCTAAATCGTCATACGATATCTCTGACTGTTGTAATAGCGGACCAATGGAGTATGTAGAAGGAAAGAATGATGCTAAAAAACCACTTGGTTTATTTTCTTGAATCTTCCCAAATGTTTTATCAATTGTATAGTCAGCTAAAGCATCTCTAACACTTTTATAACCAGTGCCTAACAATGCATTATCATCACCATATATATTATACTTACCTAAACCAAGATCTTCTGTTCTATGATTACCAGGACCAACAGTAACATCATTGGGGTTAACATCTCCCCAATAATATTGTTGTCCATCTTCAGGTCTAGTCTTTATATTAAATAAAGAACCTAAAATTGGATCACTAATATCACTATTTAATGGATGCCCACCGGCAGGCCAATATTCTTGTGGTTGTGAAGCTTGGCTAATCTGCTCTGTATTTTGTAATGTAAATGCATTTGGGTCTTGAATACCAGATCTAAACATCTCATTACGTTTTCTGCGATCTGATATTTTATTTCTAGATACTATATCATAAATTTGATCTTGACTAAGATTTGGTACATTTGCTTGAGATGTTTGAGTTAAGGAATTCATTAGTATTCTCTAAAATCTACACCAAAGAATAATGAACCTTCTTCTGTTCCAAAAGACATTGCTTCATTTTTTATAATAGTCATCTCTTGCCAGAGTAATTTTCTATCTGTAGGGGCAACTCCATATTCAGGAGCTAATCTACAAGCAAGTCCATATACTACTGCATCATACCATTCTTGTGGAAAATCAGGAGTATCAGTAGAAGAATCGAAGTCTTCAAAAGTTCTTTGATGTGTAAAGTAAATTGTTTGGTTTGCAATACTAGTAGTATCTGGAACTGGAAACAAATAAATAGTTCCAGTATCAATACCTGGATCATAATATAGCTGTATTGGATTTCCTGTGGATGTTTTATTACCAAGTCTATTATATTCATCCTTGGTTAATATTCTCATTGGAACATCTACATTACTTGTAGTATTTCTATTCCATGCTTGTAGTACCTTAAGTGGTTTAGAAATATTAATAGTTTGTCCAATACCAACAGTATATGAACTGGTTGCAGTTAGTGTAAAAGAACTAGTTCTAATTGCCCACAAAGGCATCCCATCAGCTTGCCATGCTTTAACTAATCCATTTAAAGCTAGACTAGCTTCTGTTACTTGGTCAGTAGAAGGAGATTCCCCTTGTGGTAATACGCCAATTAAACGTAATGCTCTTTTAATTATATCATCTCTATTTATAGAGAAGTTAGTTGATCCAGATGTTGCCATTTAACTTCCTTTAAAATAAGCATACAAAATTCCAATAGCTGTTACAAATCCAGCAGCATATTTAATAGTTGCAATTAAAAACCCAGCAGCATTCCATGCTGTAACTAATCCATCAACAGCGATTTTTAATTCAGAAACAGTTTCTTGTATTTGTTTTATATCATTCTCTATAGAAGCTAAACGCTTTTCTTCTTCTATGGCATGTTTCATAAATAAATCATCTTCCATTATATTCTTCCCGCAACTAATTCTGCATATGTATATCCAAAATTCATATCAGCCCTACAACAATCTGCCGTTCCCATATCCGCATAATCAGATTGAGTTTGAATTGAACATGAATGAACATATACATCCGCAGGTCTTGGCCTTGAATATGGAACGGATTGTTTATCTGCTTTGGATCTTAGGAAATCTTGTGGATGTCTGGTTTCATAACAAGATGGACAGACAATAAATCCATCCCATCTGTGTTTAGATTTACTTGCTTTTATTTTTGA